TGTCGGCATGGGGCGGGCGGCTTTGAACGCTCCATTGTTCCGGGCGTATGCTTCAAAGGTTATCGCCATCGTCGCCACCTCCGTTTTCTCTGCCGCTGTCGGCGAGACCTTCTCCTATCACATAGCCTACGACCGCCGCGCCGCTGAGTATGCAGCCGGAAACGGTTTCCGCTGTCTCGGACGACCCGCCGAACGCTACGATAAGTCCAGCGATGAAGCCTGCGAGTGCTACCCAGAGCTTACGGCTTGTGAGCTTTCTCTTCCAGTCAATTTTCATGGTTGTTGCCCTCCAGTCTGTCTATTCTGTGATGTGCCTGCTTTGCGCTGGATTCCACCGCCGTAAGCCGCGTTACAAGGTCAAGATACTGCTGTTCCTGCTTGTCCAGCTTGCGCTTGATGTCGTCCATGCTTGCTTTTATGTACCCGATATCGCTGCGGTATGAGCCGTCCTCGCGATTATCGTCCCGCTTGTTCCGTGCGAACGCCGCCGCGCCAAAAATGATACCGGATATCGCGGCGATTACGCTGATAATTGTGATGATGTTCTCTACAGTCATGTTTCCTCCATTTCCGCAAGCTCCGCGCGGAGCTGCGCTGCTTCTTCCTCAAGCGCCTTGAGCCGGGATTTATCCTCATCTGTTCCGACGCCCGCAACTATTGCAGCAAGTGGGCGTATTCTTTCCCGGTCTATCTCAACGAATCTCCGGGATATCTCGGCGGTGCGCAGCCGATTTTCCCTGGCGGCGCGCTGCTCGTCTGTTTCGCGCGGCTTGATGATGTCGTTACAGTTCTGCGACATATGCGTATCCTCCTTCTACTGCCTTGATGTCCGTTATGGTTCTCATGCTGGGGCGCAGGTCGAGCGGGTCGATGTCGTTTGTGGTTCTGACCTGGTAGAATCTCTGGCACTTCGCAAGCTCCGCAGCGTAGTCGGGCGGAACGAACGGCGTCGCCAGTGAACCGCCCTCCAGCTTCGCCCATGCGAGCTTCAGGGAGTTCCCGGCTTCGGTGCCCTTGTTGAAACCGATGGAGACTGCTGATATGTACTCGCTGTCAGAAAGATCTACCGTCACACTGTTTATTCCAGCCTGAAGCCTGGGAGTATAGTAGCTGTCAACGTAGTCCCCGGCTGCGGTCACAGTGCGGATACGCGCGGCCCATACTCCGGATACCTCCAGAACGTTCAGCGAGAGCGTGTATTTTCCCGGTGGAAGCGGGAACTCAAAATTCTGCCAAAAAGCGTGGGTTGTTGACGACGCTGTTACCGTAGAGGTGAGCTTCACACCGCCGGAAATCGGCGCTGCGCTGCACTTCCCGGGAGAATACCATCTGTCGACCGTGTAGCCGGTGGAATACTCGTTCTGTCCTCGCTGATTTACCCGGAAGTCCGGATTGTCAAGATCGTTCTTTCCGCTCAGCGTATTCCAGTACGCCTTCTCATCGGCTGTTACGTGGATATCCGTGTCAGCCGCATGCGCTTCTATGGCGGCTCTGGCTACGCTGTCAGCACCCGAGCCGCCGGACTGTGCTGACGTCTTAAAAGGGCACGCGGTGTAGTCCGAGCCTACAAGCTGAACCGAGCCGGTGCCGAGCAGATACACAGAGCCACAGGCTCCGTATATCGCCGCTGCCTGCCCCGCCGGAATGCTGACTACTCCGTCAGCTCCCGCCGTAACGCCCGGAGCAGTGGACGCGTACACAACGGTCGTGCCGTCGTTCCTGAGCCAGGCGTTTGTGCCGCCGCTGTAATCTGCCCTGATTTCCGCGCCCGAAAGCGCTATAGTCTTTGATGTCATGTGTTGCCTCCTATTTTGTGTTTTTTCATTAAGTACGCCGAGTTATTACGCACCGTTGCTTCATCGTGGTATTGCGAGCCAAAAGCACACATTACAAAGTCACAAATTGTTGGTGCGTCCAATCTTGTTGACCCGAGATACTCGTTGTTGAGGTACATCATATTCGCGTACTGCCCGGTCATGCAGTTACCGACATGCCCAACAAGAGCGCCATCAATGTAAAAATAAGTAACACCGTCCACACGTGTAAAGCAGTACACATGGTACTCGATACAACTTACGTTTGTTTGCTGAATATCATACGCTGCAGACGAAAAGTACAAATTGCCATCAAACTGCAATAAACCGAAACCATAATGCTCAGAATTAGACAGCTGTGAAAGCCTCTTCGTGATAATGCAGTTGATAACCTTACTAACCTCAGACTTTACTATGGCATACACTGTACTTGGCTCAGCGCAAGCGAACGTACCGTACTGACTAGCTGTAAAGTGCACTGCTTCACCGTTCTCCGAAGCGCCTGCAAGAACGATATCGGCATATCCGGCAACGGAATTCTTCCAGCGCAGGCTTGCAATATCACGCGTATCGGGCGTGAACATTCCGAATATTCCGTCCATTATAAATGCCGTCTTGCTTATTCCCCTGCACATCGCCACAGCCCAGAACACCGCGTTATGCGCAGCCACATCGGTTATACCCGCCGAGATTTCCGGCTCGAACTCGTTCCCCGCGCTGTCGCTTATTTTGGATATCAGCCCGGTTTCCGCGTCCTTTTCTATCGTGTACGTCGTGCCGTTGAATTTTACCGAGGCGTCGGTCAGGTACTGGTATTCGGTGAGAGTAGCAGACGTTGCCCCCGCCGCCATCTGCTTCTCCGTGGCCTCCTGCCGGTTCTCAGTGCTCCGGTTCTGCGCCTTGCTTTCCGCCGTGCAGGATATCTTCTCGACAAAGCCGCCCGTGCAGGTCAGCGACAGCTCCTGTTCCATAACGATCACCTTCTTCTGAGTGCCGTCCGCGTCCTCGACCGTGAACACATCGCCCGGTTCGAGGATATTCTCAGCAGGCATTTCGAGTGAAACCGCCGAGTAATTCAACCCGCCGAGCCTGTTCCATGCGTATTCCGCGATACCGACCGTCGCAAACGGGTCATACGCCGTCACTATGCCGTCGGCGGTTTCGTCGTACTCAGAAGCAGTGCCGTCGATGTAGATTTTATCGTCGCCGCCGCGCTGGAGCAGTATCCCCTTGACCGTGTATCCGCTTCCACCTGCTATATCCAGCGAGTAGCACCGTCCGTGCTGAACGGTTTTTCCGACCTCCTCGTAAGCCGGGAATTTCAGCACCTCAGACGGCGAGAACCGCGCGTTCCTGCCATGACTTGCCGCGATGTAGCTGATAAGCTCCTGCGCCGTGTAGCCGTCGGGAGCTTTCTCGACCGTGATATCCTCGCAGACAAAATCGGTCGTGACCCCGGCGCGGGCACAGAGGTAATTCAGCATTGCCTGCATTTTGCAAGGAAACGTCGGCGCGGTTGCCTTGCTGGTGTCCACCCAGCTCACGCGCTTGTCGAGCCTGCTCATCATGTCGTAAGCCTTGACCGCGGTAACGCCGTTGCGTGTGACCGCCTCGTCAACGTAGAATGTCCCGAGCCGTATCCAGTCGAGCACCGGAGCTGTGCAGCGGTAAAAAACCTCAACTTTTTTCAGCCGCCCGTTAAAAAGAATTGTCGCCTTAGTTTCGAGCGTGAGCATGTCCGACATGCACGCGCCTATCTGGAGCTGATCGGAGCAGCTCCGCAGGATATCAACGCTGATAACGTCCCCGAGCCATAGCGTGTCCGGTTCGGCGGAATTGCCGTAAACCTTGACCATAACTCCGAACTGCCGCCCGGAGCTCTGCACCTGCGCAAGATATTCGTCTGAAACTGTCCTCATATCACATCTCCTCGAACACCAGCGAGATCTCGCTGCACATTACGTCGTCGCCGTCTGCGTAAAGCACCGGGGTCGGGATATCACCGCTCAGGTGAACAGAATACACGCTGCTGTCAACGCTGACATTGAACGTTATCGGCTTTATGACCGCCTTTATCTCCTCCCACTTCGCAAGAGGAACGATCGGGAACTGCACCGAAATGCGTTTTTTCGAAAGCTCGGAGATACGGTCTACCACCAGCGAACCGTTCAGGGTCTGGTTTACCGACTGGCTCCGGAACGTGTCCGCGATGTCCGGCGGCAGAATGTACTTGCTGACGTCGATATCGCCTATTTTTAGTATCATGATACCTCCTAGAAATTGAACGGCGATTTGCCGGAGCGCTTCGCCATAATGTTGCAGTCCCGGACGCACGCCTTGCCTATCGTCAGGTCGCCGGCGGTCAGCTCAATGGTCATATCGCCGAAAGCGTTCTCGAACTTCTCAACCTTGCGCTGCAGCTTGGTTATCGCGTTTATCACGTCGGCGAGGTCGGTCTCCTTCGAAGCGGACGAACTTTCAGCCGCGCCCGATATCGCGCCGGTCAGGGCGTTTATCTGGTGCGCGGAGGCCGTCTTTCCGAGCACGTCCTTGCCGATGAGCGATTTCAGCGCGGCGGTCTGGTCGTTGTCCCACATGGTCGGGACATACGACGTTATGCTGACGAAATTGCCCTGGCTGCCTGTGGAACTGCTCGAACCGCCTGAGCTGGTCTTGGTTTTCGATGTGTCGGCGGTTGGGGTGTAGGGCTTGTAAGTGTAGGTGCTTTCATGCTCGGGTTCAGCGGGGGGTTCTTCTGTATTCCCTTTAAAATAATAGTCGTTAAACGCTTTGGTGTTGCCGTAAACGCCGTAGCCGACGGAACCAGCAAGCCTTTTGGACTTTTCTGCTTCGTCTTTCATAGACTGAACATTCGCAAGGGCGGTTTCAGCATTGTTCTTTGCGTCTAAGCCGGATTTCAGATTATTTATCTGCTCGTCTAACCTGCTGGCATACTGCCTGTAATCGTCAATGCGGGTTTCGTTGTATTTATCCGCCGCTAAGTCTCGCAGGTATTCGAGATCTTTTATCCTGTCCTCGTAAGAACCGCTGAAATACATATTGCCGCCAAAAATGTTTGAATCAGAAGATTTGAATGTGCCAAGCTTTAACGCTTCACTCAACAGGTAGTCGTTTGTTCCATTGGTGTTCATCGCGAACAGACCTATTGCCGTACTTTCCTTTTCTGCTTCTTCGGCGGCAGTAAGGCCCATTCTTGCTTGACTTTCAGACATTTCATATGACTTGGAAATGACGCCATTCATTTTGTCGATAACGCCCTGATACGAATCAGCCACAAGGTCGATACTACCGGCAAGGTCACCGAACTGCTTGTTCAGTTCTTCCTGCAAAGCTTTAAGTTCAGTTTCCTTTTCAGCTGTGTCCTTTGTGGAATTATAAACCTTTTCATAGCGCTTTTTGACATCTTCCAGCCCTTTAGTCTGTTCTTGGTATTCCTGCGAGGACTGCGTTAATTCATCTGATTTTGAAGTAAGGTCTGCCATACGTTCGTTACAGTCGTCCATAGCTCCGGACAGCGCCGCAATTCCTCCGACCGCTCCAGCAGCGAGCGAACCTATCAGCACGAACGGATTAGCCGCGCCAGCTGCGTTGAGCGCCAATTGTGAAACAGTCGCCGCGTCTGTTATAGTCTTAAATGACCGTATTGCGGTCACTGCCGCCTGAACAGCATTCCCGATTTTGATTGCGGTCTTAAAAGTTACTAGCGCTATTGCGATTGCGGCAATAGCGTCTCTTGCTTCCCACGCTACTTTTAAAGCTTTGCTTATGAACTCTACTGCGTTTTTTAGCACTGTTGTCAATTCCGGAATGTGCTTTGCAACAAAGTCGGACAGCCTTTTTGCGATATCTCCGACCATCTCAATGAGCGGCGGGAGAAGTTCAGAAATAAGTTGCGAGATAGGGTCTATCATCTTTAGTAGAGATTCCACAAGCGGCTCCGCTGCGTCCAACAGCACCGGAACGACCTCGTCGGCTATCTTGCCGAGCTTGTCAATGACCTCCGAAACGACCGGGATAAGCTCGTCGCCGAGCGGCTGTATCAACAGCTCAACCTGCCTTTTCAGCCCGCCGAGCGCGTCCGAGAGCGAACTGTAATTTACCTCGACTATCTCGTCCACAGCTCCCGCGCAGTCGTAGGCGCTGTCGGAGATATCGCCGAGCGCCTTAACCGCGTCAGCGCCGAGATCCTCCCACATGGTCCCGAACAGGTTTACTCCTGCTTCGTTCTGCGCGATGGGGTCCTCCATCTCGCCGAGCGCTTTAATGATCGTCTGGAACGCGTCCCGGGCTACGTCGCCGCCCTGTGCGAACTTCTTCGCCATATCCTCTGCGTCGTAGCCGAGGGCTTCAAAGCCTTTCTTGGTGGTGTCGGAGCCGTCGATAGCGCGGATAGAAAACTCCTTGACTGCGTCGCCTATTTTATCGAGGTTCCATGCTCCGTTCTCCGCGCCGTTCGCGAAGATAGTGAACATATCGTCGGCAGAAAGCCCCAGCTTTTTGAACTGCACGGAGTACTCGCTGATATTGTCCAGCAGCTCTCCGGAGTAGTCGAGGCCGTCCTGCGCGCCTTTGGCGATATAATCGAACGCGTCCTCGACGGCAATGCCGAAATTCTCGACCATCGCCTTTGCGGCGCGGGAGGTCTCGGCGACGTCCATATCGAACGCGTCCTGCAAGGCGTAGGCGCTTTCGGTGATTTTTTCGAGCGGCTCCGCGTCCATTTCGCCGAGATTCTGCGTTATTTTGGAAATGGTCGCGGCGATGTCGTCGAAATTCTCGCCGAAGTTGTCGCCGTAAACTCCCTTTATCACCTCGGAGTACTTTTCAGCGGCAGCCGCGCCCTCGCCTGTGGCGCTGGTAACACGCTTGACTGCCTTGTCCAGGTCGTCAGCAGATTTTACCGCCGCCGTGCCTATCGCAGTACCCGCCGCAGCCGCTGCGGAAGCAGCCGCGCCTATTGCCTTGATAGCTCCCAGAGCCGCTTTTTCAACCTTATCTGCGGAATCTCCGATTATCTTCTCCGCGTTCTTGAGATCGTCGGGGAGCTTGCTGTTGTCGCCCCGGATATGATATACTACTTCTCCTTCGGGCATTTTTCCTCCTTTCGGGCATGAAAAAAGCACCTTGTTTTTGTGCAAGGTGCTTTTTCTATGTACTTGATGATTGCCGGCGTCACATAAACGAAATCAACGATAATACCGTAAACAGAGCGCTTGCGACCGCCGCCACCATAGAAATGATGGAAATGACAGCAACCACCTTTGTATTCTTCTGAACAGCGGAAAGCAGTTCGTTATTGCGCTCCTCCGCGCGGCTTATCTTCTCAAGCAGTATGTTTGTCGCGTCAGTACCCTCCGCCATTCCGGACGGCGTACCAGCTTCCGCTCCGTATGTCACATACTGTGAGGGAATAGTTTTGCCGCAGGCGTCGCAGTACATTGACGTTGACGTTCTGCCACAATCGGGACATCTGTACATTTTCATAGAGAATTACCTCCAAAAAGTTTATTTTCTACATTATAGCACGTCCCATCGGAAATGTCAATACAGAAATCATTCAGCCTGCGCCCGCAGCATATTGAACAGCCCGTCCCAGCCCCCGCCGTCCTGCGCCTGCGAAGCGCCCTTATTCGGCAGCGCGTACAGCGTTTTCAGCTCCGTGAGCCGCCGGATATACTCCGCGTTGTGCTTGTTCGGAGCCGGGATATCCTCCGAGCGTATCCGCATTATCTGCTTCACCGGCGCGTCCTCCGGAAGCCCGTGGAACATCGCGAGGAACGCGCACCAGTGCAGCCGCCCGCACTCCTGTATCAGGTCGATACCGTAAGCCTGCCGGAACGACGAGTATATCTCCTCCGCGTCGAAGCTGAAATCAACGCACTTCTGCGGCTGCTTCTGCGTTGACAGCCTCCGCTGCGGTGGAGCTATCACCTCGTCCATAAGCTGTTGGAGTACCCGGCTCTGTACCTCCGGCGGCGGGGTTTTCCGGCAGTCCACGAGCCATGAGAAACCCGCCTCCGTCTTTTCCTCCGGCGTGAGGCCGGGGTCGTCGAGGACGTCGTAGAACCGCAGCACCCGGTCGAACCACAGAGTCAGCCGGTACTCCTGACCTTCAACGGTAATGCGGTCGGGAAACGGCTC